CGTCGGCAGCGTCAGATGTGTATAAGAGACAGGTGATAATGTATTGGCTTCCGTCAAAGCATTCAAGGGTTAGTGCTTTAATGGATTTGTAATCAAGAATTTTTAAAATATCCTCACCAGAAAAAGGCGTATTATCAGGATGTACATGCGTAAGTATTAAAGAATCTTTCGGGCTGTGCTTTAACAAGTCCATAAGCTCATTATTAAGCTCTACTTTTGAATGTTCACCTATCTGGGAAAATTGCTTGCTATCTGTTAATCTAAGAACAGTTGCTTTTTCTTTTTTATTTTTTCTTACGAAGTCATTTAACGAAGAGTGAATATCATCTAATACTTTTTCATTCTTTGCTGATATTTCAATTATATCGCTAAACTTCTTACCAAGATTAGGATTTTGAATATCTTCATTTTTTATTATACCACTTTCGCTGGAATTTTCAACAGTTTTTTCAAGTTCTTCCGCCTTCCTTCTCCACTGTTCAGCCCTTGCACCATAAGCTCTTTTATTATCTTTATCGAGGGAAAACTTAGACATACGCTCCATTCGCTCAGCTTCGTTCTGAGCGTAGTTTTGCTTTTGGGTGTTATTATATCTCTCTGCGAGTTCGTCAAGCTCATCGGCGGTATATTGGCTGTTTTGGGGCGGTGTGCTTATACCCTCAAAATATGTAGTGTGTGCGTCCTTGCAATTTGGGTGATATAAGCCTTTCTTTATAGCTTCTGACAAAAGCGGATACTTAACACCCGTAACAGGAGATATTCCGTTCTTGGGTCCTCCACTCCACACATCATCAATGAACACTCTGCCAACGAAAGGAGCACACAACGGACAAGGGTTTCCACGCTTGTTAAGAATGACAGTATATATTCCCCATTCCTGTCGCTTAGCCCCCTCGCCTTGAAGATATGCTCTTTTATTTGCTGTACGCAGTGCCATTTCTGCATAGGACTTGATATTTACTCGCCTACCGTTTCGGTACTCGATACAGTTTATGCCAGCTGAAAGAAAGTCCTTTGTCGCCATATCAACAGCCTTTACATAAGTTCCCGCACCCGTATTCGCCATAACCTGAGCATTGAATATAACCTTGCGGTATTGGTCATTAGCCATTCGCAGAACGGCAATTTCAGCCTTTTTCATATCGTGAGTAGTTGCTTTAATCAAAGAATTAAGCTTTCTTTCGTTCGTCTTGAAAAATTCTCCTGTTGTTTCAGCCACACCAGTAAATTTTGGCTTGTTTTTGCCTTTGCCTTTGAAACCACGCTTTATAGCTTGTAAAATCTGTCGTTCCTGCTTAGTACCACCGTCGTTATAGGAATCATTCAAGGCTCTGCGGATATGCTCATTTATCGAATTATACTGCACTGTAAATCTCTTGCTATTCTTCCGCTTATAGACCTCAAGTGCCTTGAGCTGTTCTACCTGCCATTGTGACCATTCTATGCCGAGCTTTGATTCTTCGGCTCTATGGCGGCTTAAATTCCTAATCATTGAGGCTATAAGCTCATTTTCGATTTTTTCAAAAGCCTTACCAATATCGTAATCAGACATTTTTTTTAAATCTCCAAATCATCAGCCATAGACGAGCTATCCATATTCTGCACGCCCTGTTCAGCTTTCAGCCTTGCGACTTCCTGTTCTTTCCATTCAGAATCTTTGCTGTCACCATAAAGCTCCTCAACACAGCTTTCAGTACTCATAATACCGCCTTGCTTTGCCTTAGTTACTGTTTCAACAACAGCTTCAAAACTTGGGTTAGCATATTCTCCAAAGTTTATAGCAACAGTCGGAGGAATAATATCAAGCTCATGCCATATCTGATAACCACAGATAACAGCTTTTACAAGCTCCGGCATAAATTCTTCCACAAGCTGTACAAGGTTTCCTCTGGTATATAGGGTAGTTTTTTCTTTCTCTCTCTGTGCTTCGGCATTGTCCATCTTTTTGACATCAATGCCGAGTGTTGACGGCGATATTATACCTTGCAAGCATAAGTCAAGGGCGGTTATGTATGTTTGCAGGTAGCTTTCATGTGGGATATTAGGCTGGTCGAGAGTGATTTTATTACAGCCTGTTTCAGACATATCGTTATTTGTTGAAATATATCTGTTATCAAAGGCATTAGGTTTAATAATCATACCAGTATCAGGATTTCGAGGTAACAGACATTCCGGTATATAGCTCTTTGAACGAGCCGCCCTGAGTGCGTCCATCCACTGTGACCATGCTTCGTCGAGTGCATCGAAATCATCTGTCCTGCCGTCAAATATATTGCTTCCTCTGCCATTATACTGTTCACTGTCACCGAATATACAAGGCACAGCAAGCATAATGCTTTCGTCAAAGGCGACACCCTTGCCGTCAATCCATTTCGTTTGTTCTATTGAATTAGGCGGTATCTCATCGCCATTTTCTCTATACAGACGGTATTTTATATAACCGTAGCCATAATGCTCTTTGAGCGTGTATTTTTCTTTGTTGTCTATATACTCTGTAATAAATATAACCTCTGTGATTCGTCCTCTGATTCTTGTATATTCGACATTTTCACCAGGATAAAACTCAATAATCGGATATTCCTCGTCTATGCTCTTGTCAAAGGTAATCTTGAAAGCACCGTCACCAACAACAAGCATATCTTTGATACATTTATGCAATAGCTTATCGCCCTTATTGGCTTTATATGTATTATCCCAAATTTCCTTTTGAGTGTCGCTATTGATAAAATCAACACCATTAAAATCATTGATGATAATATTCGACAGTGTATCAACTATCAACTTTGGCAAACCCGTATGTATTTTACGGATTTCCATTCCCTTTGTGCAGCTTGCTTTCCAGAATACTGTTGGTGATACATCAAGCTGATTATAAAGCTGTGATAGCTCATAACTATTGCCTCGATACCATATGCGATTTTTAGCGGCATTGGCGTAATAATCAAGGTTTTGTTGTATCGTAATCGTGCTTTGCTGAGGCGGTTCTATCCTCAAAAAACTTCTCAACTTATCTCTCACTGTGTTAATCAGCCCCATTTATCTCACTTCCTATCTTTTTCTTATACGGCAGCCAAGCGTACTGCACGCTATTTATCATATGGTCGTTTTTATCTTCGGGAGTATTGTCCTTATCCTCCTGCCAGCTATAAATCTCAAGTTCGTTTATATAGTTTTTACAGTGTTCAAGCACAAAGAAACAGTTCTCAGCGAACCAACCGAGCTGTAAATTGATACGGTCAATAATTGTTGTTTTCTTCCATGCATTAGTAAATGTGTATATACAGCCGTGCGACCTTTTGTACTTGTTAAGCTCTGTTATGGTAGCTTGGTCTGCATTGTCGATAAATGCATTTCGAGCAAGTCCCCATTCTTTTTCTTTTGAATTTCGGTCGAGGAAATCTATAAAATTACGAACCGTATCGCTCGGAGCAATCGGTGTTTGAAGTTCGGCGTTGTTATATACTCGCTCATCAAGCAACACACAAGCACCATTCTTCGTAATGCCTATAAAGCTCATTGCGATAGTGTCGGGCGACTTCTGCGAATATGCTGTATCAAGTCCTGCGGAATACTGCACGAAGGCTTGTTGCTTTGCCCATTCTTTTGATTTAATATGCCTTTGCCTATCAAAATTGCTGAATACAAGTCCTGTCGCTCTGCCACGCAAACCGAGAATTTTATTTTTATAGAGCTTTGTGCCTTTTGGAGCGGCAAGCATTTTCCGCCGTATATCTTCATCAGTTAATGACAAATTATCTCTAAAGGAAAAGAACCAATACCGCCAATTCGGTACGGGTTCTTCGATAAGCTCTGCCATAATCTCAGGCGGAACATCTTTAGCATATTTTTGATATGGTCGGGAACGGTTAATAAACTCTTTATAAACTGGTAAATTCGGGTCATCGGGATTAAGTGTTGCAATCAGATAATCATTTCTTGTTGACATCTCTCGCACAAACTCAATATCTGCGGTGTTAATCTCATCAATGTACACACAGCCAAACTGAGCACCGAGGACCATTTCCCATTTATCTTTATTGTCATAGCCTAAAACATAGATTATCTTGCCCTCAAATTTGATATGCGGCAGCTTATAATCTTTATCACCATTGCCACAATAGCGAGCGTTACGGTGCAGGTCGAGTATTCCGTTATCCTGCTGAATAATAGTTTCTTCGGCTTTACCTGTTGTCTTTGCGGCTATGACATGAAGCTTCTTACGGCTTGCTGACACCATACGCATAAACTTAACACCAGCACCGACTGTTGTCTTTCCGGAAGCAGTAGTTCCTTCAAGAAAATCCGCTGTAACATTCTTAGTTGAATTGATAAAGTCAATGTATTTCTGCGAAAGAGGGAAGCTATTCATCAAGTCCCTCACCGCCTAACTGCTTAAAAACATCAGCAAGTTTTTCTGATTGTTCAACCTTTGCATCAACCTTGACAGTGTATTCACCTGTCATTTTATTAAGTGTATCAACTGCCTTTATGCGGTCATTAGGTTCGTTTTCGTCATCTCTTGCAATATCCGACAAAAGCACTTGCCTATCTTTTGCGGTCATTATGCGTTCGTCTTTAAGCTTTTCTGAAAGCTCTCTGATATAATTTGCGATTGTAGTATTTTGTAGTAATTTTGAAGCATTGGTATTAGCATATTTTGCGGAATATCCTGCTTTAACAGCACTCTCAGCGGCGTTACCGCTTTGTGCATAATATTCAGCAAATTTACGCTGTCTTGCATTTAATTCATCTCTCACGGTAACACCGCCTCTCTCTATGTAAAAATAAGCAAAAGAAAAGACAGAACATTGCTGTGCTGTCTTTAATAACAAGCGGACGGATTTCAACCGTCATTGGTGTACTGAAATCAGCTCTGTTATCCTATCGTAAATAGGCTTTTTCGCCTTTCGCTCAAAGCGACAGTTTCAGCCCTGCCAGTTTTCACTCTTAAACTACTTCTTGTTATTATAATAATGCCATATTCTCTTTACTCTGTCAACCATTTTATACTCTTTTTCTGACAGTTCAAATGTGCCCTTTTCGCTATGATTATAGCCTTTATGTGTATGAGGTATAATATAAACACCATTCACCAAATGAGCATTACCGCTAATATCAATTTGCTTGCTACGCAAATTATTTTTGTCATAGTATGTAATAGCTTTCAATTCATTATTATCGTTTACTGTAACATATATTCTGCCAGTAGTCATTGTTTCCATTGGCGTTTTTGCAGATTTACTGTCATTATATTTTACAAATTTAATATTCCCCAACTGATACACCGTATGATACTCAGTACCGTACTTCTTACCCTTATCACTCATACCGCTTGAAGAGCCTCTTCCGCCCATTATTTTGACCTCCTGATTTTTTCCTGAAACGATTTTATATTGATAATATTTCCTGCACATTCCTCAGGAGCTTTGCCATAGAAAATTATTGCTTCCGGCTGTAAATGTTTCATCATTTCGTTGTAACCTTTCAAAAATAACTCTTTTGCTGTTTTATTATTCTGAGTTCCAATGCTTGAAACAGCAACTGTGCTATGCTTTGGTTCTCCGTCAAAACACCATTCAAAACTCTTTTCATTACTCCAACATATCGTGGGGATTACCTCAATGCCATACATCTGCCAATATGCTGCAAGCCAATGTTTGCGATAATGATTATAAATCTGCAACGCTGTCGGATAATCAGCGTAAAGGCTGAAATCAGGCGATAATACACAATTAAACTTTTTAAGCAAATCTATGTATCTTTCAGGATTATTCCATAATCTCATAAACTGATAATCATCAAGAAAGAAATGAATACCACAATCCGTTTTCTTGCTACTCATAGCTTCATTGAATCCAATAAAATTCCACTCAACGGCTGATGTAGGCTCGATTGTCGGAATATCTAACTTACCCTCACCAGTAAATATAGCCCTTGTGCTGTTTTCATAACTGAGTTTGTACCTGTCTTTATACAAATTTCTCACCACTCTTAAAATAACAACACAAAAGCCGCCCTATTGGACGGCTCTCATGCAAAATAACTCAGGAGGTACAAAAATGCAACTCGTATGTGGGTCTGTTCTCGTACAGACGAACGCTATTTCTATTACTTTTTGAAGCAGTCTTTGGGAAATAGTAACTTAGACTTGCTGGGTCAGATAACGCTCTGACGGGCGGCTCATTGTTACTGAGCGTGTATTTGTATGAACAACATATAGAAAGAAGTACGCAAGTTGTTGGCGGTGGAGTGCAGCACCTGCGTCCGAGTTACTGGTCGCAACTTGAGTAACCCATTGCACTCTCTTCCGCCCTCATCTCACAATACCATTTTAGCACGCATTAGGGTCTAATTCAGTCTACTTTTTAATCAAAATTAAATTTTTTCGAAAAATTTCTTATTGCTTTTGAGTAGATTTTGAATATGTTAGCTCTACTATAATTCATTTCTTCTGCAACTTTTTCAAGTGTCTTGCAGTTAATAAAATATTTAGTTAGCACTATCCTATATTTTACAATCTCAATCTGGTTGATTTTATCTCTTATTTCAGATTTCAAGTCAATTAATCTATCAATTTCAAGATTGATTTCGTTCTGCATATCGATGATTTTATCAATAATAGCATTGCTGTTGTTTTCGTTACCATTTGATACTCTTTCAGATATAACCATACTTGATACGCAACGAGATTTTCGCTCTAGTCTGCGTAATTCTTCTACTTTCTCATCAATTTCTATATCAAGTACCCTTGCCTGATTCAGATATTCCTTCGCCGTCACTCCAGTCACTCCTTAACTCCAAATACTTATTCAAGTACCAAATTGCTTTTTTAATATCCTCATCGGCATTTTTGTTTTTGTGCCTATAAAGATATTTGAAAGCATTACAGATACAGAAATCCTGCACTGCCTCTATGCCCTGCGTTTCAAGCATTACTTCTATACACTCAAACTTTCCAGTTTCGTAGTGTGTAGGGTGATTTACATTATCTTTGTCATTCAATGCTATTCCTCCTCTCTTACGCATATCCTGCAAGTCTTCCTATGCGGGTCCAATAATCGCCGTAATTTCCATATCTATAAACATCTCCAGAAAGAGGTCTTTCAGCAAGAACTGTAATAATTCCTTTTGTAAATCCATTTTTTACAGCGAGATTATAACAGTCTTTCAATGTGAGGCTATCCTCATCTTGAACATAAATTCTTTCATAGTAATTGCTGTTATCTTCCTTCCAAAAGATGTCTATAATTGTCATTCCACCAAAAATAATACTGTCCTCGTCTATACGACCTAAAAAATTTTCGTTAGCCAATTAAATTTTCCTCCATTTCTTTAATACATCGTTTGTATAAGAATTTTTGCTCAAAATAAATATCTTCAAACATTGAGATTCTTCTCAAGTCGTCTTGATTTTTA